TTGCATCACATCAAACTTCAACTGTTCAATGTCAGTAAGAGGAGTATGCAAGACACGATTAGTGTCAATGCCGAAGGAATCGAAATAAGATTGAGGAGTGCCAAACTCAGAATCATAAAAAAGAAGTGCCGCATCATCATATTTGTCTAAGTAAGATTTAGCCATTAAAAGACTAAAAGCAGTTTTAAAATGCTTTGAAGGACCTGCCCACATTGTGAGACCTGGTGTTAACCCACCATCAAGTGCACCGCTAAGTGCAACGTTGATGATAGGTATAGATGTTGGAATCATGTCTTTCTCTGTGAAAAACTTTGATTTGGAAAGAATAGCAGATTCTTTGATACTGCTATTTTTCTTCAACTTCTCAAGTACACTCATTAATTAGTCTCTTGGTAAAATTGTGGCTTCATTGATTAAGTCTAACAAATCACTTGTATGATTCACAAGAATTTTTGTAGTGACCCAATCATCCGTGTGACTTCTACCACCAATTTCAAACATAAAACCATTGTCATACATGTAGATTTGGTAGTTGTCATTTACTTTTGCTAATTTATCTGAAATTTTTACTGGTACGATTTTACTCATTGTTTTCTCCTGTTAATATTAAAATTTTCCACTTGCTATATCTTTTGCTTTTTCAAAAGCGAAAGGAACCGTATAATCATATGTAGTTGTTGAAACTGCAGGTGATGTTATGTTTGCTATGTTCTCTTTATCAATTTGAACTGTCCATAATGGTGGTGTTGCTACATTAGGAGTAACTTCACTAACAACTGTTGTTGGTTTTTGTTCTTCTTTCGTTTCTTCTTTTTTAAACAATTTCTTAATTGTCATTTCATCATATTGTTCTTTCATTGACTTGTTAGCGGCAATTAAAAGTAATACAGCTAAAGGATCAAAAACAATCATAATTAGCATGATTACAAGTCTAACTGCTTTATCAATTACATCTCTATTACCAGAACCATATATTAATTCTGCAATGTATTTAATTGGACCAAAGTCTGATTCTGCCTTCTGTAACGCCACATTAAGAGGTGCTCTTTCTTCGTTAAGTGCAGTAATGGATTTCTGCGACTCTTGAATCTCTTGGCTAATGCGGCTACGGTCTTTCTGTTGGGCTTTGCGAATGGCGACTGCTTTATCTGCCCCTTTTTCATCCGAGGATCGTACCATAACTTGGTCCACTCCCTCATCAAGTTGTTTGAGAATCTTACGATTGCCATCTATATTCTCCTTTTCAGTTTTAATTTTCTCATCTAACATTGCAACTTTATCTGATAATGGTGCAGTATCCGCCGAATGTTCTAAGTGTGCTTTTGACAAATATCCAAAAATTCCCATTGATGTAATCAACATCAAAATAACAACTGCTGTTACGAAAGGCGCTTTAAGACTTCTTGGTGCAGTTTCCCAGTTTCTATAAGTCCATGAAATCGTTACTAATTTAGCAACTTCAAATGTTGAACCCATTATAATAATAGGCCAATACGAACCGGGAAAAATTGCAGTAAGTCCTATTACTGAATAATAAGCCGCAACGCCAGATAAGCCTAATGCGGTAAGTAGTGTTAAGAAAATCATTTAAAAAATCCTTCTAATGTATTAACTTTCTCAGCTTTCCAACTAACACAATCTAAAATTGTTTGCATAGGTGCTAAGAATGTCTTCTCGAATTGTAACTCATAATCTATATACTTGTCAAGCCCAAACTCGGTAGGAATACGATTTGGGAATGATATTACCGAATCTTTAAATGGATTAGGTTCTTTCAAATATGCAAACTTAATCTTCTCACCTTCTTTAATTAATTCATACTTTTTGGTAAGTTTCATTTCTTTCAAGTAATGATTATATAGAATTGCGCCTTTAACATGAATTGGCGTACCTTTGATGTATAACATACTGCCGGAATTAGAATAGTTACGTATACCGTTAACACCCCTAGGAAAAGAAATTTCTTCAGGAGGCATTGCTTTGAATTCTTTCTTAAAGTCTTTAATAAACTTTTGAATATCTTTCTCGGTACCTTTCATTATTAATGAAATCATTTCTTTCATTTTAACTCGAATAGCGGATGGTGTGGAGGATTTAATAACTTCAAGACCCATAATCTTAAGGTCTGGCTCATTATATCTAACACCTTCATTGTCATATACATTGAGAATATACCGTTTCTTAGCAGTCCACATACCTTTATCGGCAAGTGACTCTCGTTTCATTTGCATCTTTTGCTCGAATACTTGCATATAGTCGCCTAATTCTTTATAGGACTTCTCAATGTAAGGTTCAAGTTTATCATTACAAACTCTATCCATAAAGTCAATTACCTTTGTTGTGGGCATACAAACTTTAACATCAGCACCATAAACTTTATCAACTAATTCACCAAGTCTTAGATAAATTGAATCTGTATCAGATGCGATTACATAATCAGTTTCCGTTTTTAACAGATTGTTCATGTAATCATTTATCTTATTTTGAATCCAACGAATACTCAACTGACCAGCCGTAGTAACAGCCAAAGCCAACCGAAGGTCAAAAAACCGAAAGTACTGAGAGCCAAGAGCACCATAGGCAGAGTTGAGGCCAACTTTTTTCGCCAATTGTAAATTATTATAACGAGCAATTTTCTTTTCAATTTCATATTGCTTAGATTCATCGGGTTCATTTTCTAATTCTTGTTTTGCTTCTAAGTATAATTTCTTAAACTTTTTGCGGTCTACATACATTTCATCTAACATTTGAGGTAAGAACCCACGAACATCTTTCTTAAAGAACTGTCCGTTAGGTGTTAATACAACATCATTGGGTAATGCAGATAAGTCAATACTTTTAGTCAAAAGTTTATCTACATTAACACCTTGAGAAATAACCTCACGCATTGATTCATTATAATCTTCAGGCTCAATCAATGTTTCTGGACTAATGTTGTATTGCATCATTAAATGAGGATACAGAGAATTCAAGTCAAAAGAAACAACGTATTCATGGAAACCTACTTGTGGTTCTTTTACATAAGCACCTTCAAATGCCATATTTTTATCTTTGACGATACGTGGTGGTACAATGATATCTTTCTCTTTGAGGTAAGAATATGTTAACGCATCCCACATACGTGTTTGTGCAAATACATCATCATAGTTTGATTTTGTATCATATGTCAAAGAAATGGCAAGTTCAAGTAACTTCAACTTCTCTTCAAGTCTCATTACAAGACCAACGTCTTTGATGTTGTACTCTATGAATTTTTGATAGTCGAGCCTATACAATGTGTGAAGATTATCATATTCATCATATGATAACTTACCTTCACCCAATTCAACTTGAGCAATAGTTTCAAGTTTGTAATTTTCTTGGGACTTACCATTAGGCGCATACCACTTGTATAAATCAATATAATCTAGACAAGAAACACCAAGCAATTCATAGTATAAAACTTGTTTACCGTTGATTGTTGTAGTACGTTCTTTAATTATATTCCATGGTGATAATTGTTTTGCAAAATCTTCACCTACAATTTTTCTAAAACGATTAACTAGATATGGTACATCAAAGTCTTTCATAAACCAGCCAGAAAGAATATCTGGAGGATCATCAGCCCATAACATCATAAATTTTTTGCAAAGTTCATATTCATCTTTGCATTTTACATAGATTTCACTACCTTGAGTTTTGTATTCACCACAACCAAACACATAAGTTTTACCATTAATCCATTGTATACAAATAGCTGTAATGGGTTCTGTTGCCTCATATGGATCAGGAAAACCATTCTCTGAACCGACTTCAATATCGATTATAGCAACTCTCACATGTTCAAAATCATAATCAATTAGACCAGGATAATTGTCTGTAATGTATGCATATTCAAATCGAGCCTGACCATATATCTTAGGTGCGTTAGAAACGTCTTTCCAGCCGTCTAGAAAGTCTCTAGCATCACGAATGACATCAAACTGTCTCCTCTCTAAATTTAGACCTTGTAGGCTTTTATATTGAGAATCTTTTTTTGTTTCAAGGTACAGAGATGGTGAGTATTCGATTCTTTGTTTAACTCTTTTACCATTTCTAATACCTCGAAACATTACGTTATTGCCGATAACGTAAACGCTTGTGTAGAAGTTCATCCTAGAATAATTTCTTTCTGTTTTGGTAGTACGATGCCTGAGCCAAATACTTGATTATAGTTATCAATAAAATCTTGTGCTGGATTGTAGGAGTATACTACAGATGTATTTGGGATGTCAATAGTTGAATCTTTTATTTGTTCCGCATGTAGTGGAAACGGTGAAAATCCGATGTTTGGTTGTCCATCTTTACCACGAACGATTGAGATACCTACCGGATTTTTAACTTTATAATGAGATGTCGGTGACAATCTCTCTATATAACCAAGAATTTCTTCACCTGTCACTAATTTCAAAACTTGTATACTCATAATAACCTTATAATGTTGGAGCGTGGTAAGGGAATCGAACCCTTGTCTTGAGCTTGGAAGGCTCTAATTCTACCATTAAACTAACCACGCATAAATAGATAGATTGTCTATTATATATGAAATCGTCTGAACTGTCAAGCAGTTCTTGTTATCTTTACCATGAAATTTGATTATTAATGTCTGGTAATTATAACACTTTAAATGGATCCAATAACATTATTCGCTATGGCGAATGCCGCTGTTGCGGCTGTCAAAAAAGGTTGTCAACTCTACAAAGATATCAAAGGTGCGGCAGGGAACGTAAAAGAAGTTCTTGACGACCTTGATAAGCAGTTCCACGACCTACATAAAGATAAACCCCCAACACCAGAACAAAGAAAACAACTTACCGAAAAGAAAAATGAAGTCATTGAGTTGAATAAAAAAGGTGGGGATACGGATGATATTTATGCGGAAATTGGAGAAAAACTAGGTGAATTTTTTGATGCTTTTCATAAATGCAAAACTGTGCTGATAGAAGAAGAGAAGTATGCCAAAACACATGTGTATGAAGGTGATGCCAGTTTAGGTAAACGTGCATTACAAAGAGTTCTAATGAAAAAGAAATTAGAACAAATGAGTGTTGATTTACGTGAATTGGTAGTTTATCAAAGTCCGCCGGAACTAGGTGCTTTGTGGACCGATGTAAATAAAATGATGGAGGAATTAGGAAAACAAGAAGAGATTCTAATTGCTCGTAAAATGAAAATGGAAGCGGCAGATGTAAAACGAAAAGCCCTCTTTATGAGAAGGCTAAAAGCTGATGCCTATTTTGGTGGTTTATTACTCTTTATAATATTTTCAATGGGTTGCGTTTTTGCTTATATTGCATATGATGCACAAAAAAGATATCCCAGTCTTTTTCAGCATACTAATCAATATAAATTAGAAGAATTGAGAAAGAGAGAGATTTTAGATTATATTGAAAAATCAAAGAAACCTATGTTTGAAAGCCCAAAAGAGGATTAATAATACGCTAATTGATATACCTAGAAAAAATACAAACCAATAAAATAAAAATTTACCGGCGTGTTCTACTTCTTCTAAAAGTTCTAAAAGTCTTGATGTGAAATGCATTTGATCGAGCGTTAATTTTATTGGAATATTCATAAAAATTAATCATCAAAGCAAATTAAAAAAATATTAAGATATGGATGTGTTGGTTGTTGCAACTGATTCGTGAACTAATTCACCATTAGCATTAAAAATTTTTAACGTATCGGCATCTTGTGTATGTAAAAATGCCTTAGCTTCTTCAAAAGAATCAAAAAAATGTGAAGAAGATTCTAAAACACCACCAACCCATTTGTGTTTTTTTACCATGTGATGTGACATTTGTTTTCCTTATTTAAAATATTTTAACCATATAGTAAGGGTCTCATCAGTATAATTTTTGAGACTCTTTCTATTTAACCATGTATTTAGACGAGGCCATGTATACGCCAATTCTAATTTTCTGGCAATATCTTTTGTGTCAGTAGGATCTGCGGCAAAAGTATTTGACATCCACGGTATTTCTAAAGACCCAACAAATGGTACTCCTTGAGATACGAAATCTGCCCCAACAATATTAAAAGTTTCCGAAAAACTTACCTGCAAACCAATATCCATTTTTGAACACAATTCGGTAAAATTATCTCTAGGTGTCCATTGATGATTTATCAGTTGATGTCCTGTATCATTAATCTGTATAAAAAAAGATTTTAGATTATTAATCATTGGCTCACCTTTCATTTCAATACGTCCGGCATTAACATGAAATCTCAATTTCTTTTTTATTCGATTAGCAAATTGTAATGCTCCTAGTGCTTGTGATAAATGATTCTTAAGAGGTCTTATAGCACCAAAACAACCAACATCAACAAATTCTTTTTTAGTATCTAATTTTTTGATATCGAATTCTTGAGGATAATAATTTGGTAAATATACAATCTTTTCTTCAACTTTACAAATTCTGAACCCAAAATGTTCTTTTACATACGCCCTCATATCATGTAACATTCGTGGTGCATTACAGGCAATAACAACATTTTTGTAGGTTGAATATTCGGCAATCCAATCCATAGCAATACCTTCACCTGCCATAAATGGTAATTCAGAATGTAATCTGATAATCCACTTAACTGAAGGATGCAACTTTTGCAATATTGCGAACTTAGTTGGAGTTACCCAAAGGGCTTCAATAATTACATGAGTTGGTTTATATATATTGACTTCACGGTCAATACAATTATTATCTATGCATACAACTAATTTTGATTGCACACCATTATTGTTCAGCATTTCATACATGAAACTTGCCGAATTGTATAATCCGGTACTTAAGCCCACATTTGAATGTGTGATGCTATTATAATCTTCCCTGCGTTTGAGAAGAAATAAAACTTTTGACATAATCTGTTCACCTAAATTTGAAATAGTTTTGTTGGTTGCGGGTCCCGGAGTCGCACCAGGAACTGAGGATTATGAGTCCTCCGTAATTCTGTTTTACTAACCCGCGGTATATATAGTACACATTATTGTGTCTTTTTTGTGAAAATATGGAGCGGGATACGAGAATCGAACTCGTGTCCGAACCTTGGCAAGGTCCCGTTCTACCATTTAACTAATCCCGCTTGAATCTCTATTTATACTGTCGTATTAGTCTTCAAATACACCTATAACATGTTCTAGTTTCAAGGTATACAAATCGTCTTTTACTTTTATTGCGCCGTTCCAATTAATAAGTAATTCTTCCCCTATCAATACTTCAGAAACCTCAGGACCAACACTTACGACTTTAGCCAAGTCTGGTTCTGGTGAAGATTGTAATATAATACCTGAAGAGGTTTGCTTGAGTGGTGCAATTCTTTGCACAATAATTTTGTCATGTAGGGCAGTAAACATAATATTCCTTATAATAAAAAAAGTTGGGGAGACTAATGGGAGACGAACCCATTCTACGACTTTCACAGAGTCGGGTGCTAAACCGTTACACTATAGTCTCCATTATTTATATTTGTTCTGCCAAGATTCTTTTCAATCTGTCAGCACAAAAACTTGCGGCAGGTGCATCTGGTTTTACCATCGGAGTAATATCACATGTACCTTTGATGTACCCAATTGCTTGTTGCACAACGCAAGAAGAACCGAATTCATCTGATTTATTTAAATCTAAATGTACTTCAACGTGGCGGTCTTCTAGAACATCTGCCATTTCTTGAAACAATTCAGACACTTTATATACCTCTGTCATCAAACGCATTGCTGGTTTACTTTTTTTGTGATCGTAATCTAATTCACGGTCAACAAAACCGAAAATTTTACAACCATGGCAACCATCAATGTGAACAACAACCGCAAGTGCATAGTCAGCATACCATACACCATTAATTCTTAAGCGTTCCGAATCAGCACCAAGATACACTTTAGTATTCGGTCCTTGAGACAAGATAAAATCTTTGACTACTTGTATGTCGAAATTTCTCATAGAACACCTTCCTTTAACAACAATAAATATCTAACTACTACTTATTTAAACATCATGGATTTATACAAACAACTGGGAATTTCACCAGATGCAACAAGTGAAGAAATTAAACACGCCTATCGTTTGTTAGCTCAGATACACCATCCAGATAAAGGAGGTGATGAAGAGAAATTTAAAAAAATTAAAATGGCGTATGAGACACTAAGTGATCCTGATAAACGTGCCCATTATGATGCCACTGGTACCGTAAATCAAACTTACGATATTAATGCAGAAGTTCTTAATGAACTTGCTCAACTCACAATGCATTTTATTAATAGAATGGATCCTATTAATGATGATTTAATTATGATGATGAAAGGTGATATTATTGAGGCTATAAAAAATGTTAATAACAATATTGGTAATGTTACGAGAGATATCAAAAAATTTGAAATGATTGTAGTGCGAATCAAGTCTAGGAAAAAAGAAAATATATTGCAAAAATTCACACAGAACCATATTGACAACTTAAAAAATACCTTAAAGAATATGGAAAGAAGAATCGAAATTCTTAATCTTATGTCTGAAAATTTATTAGACTATTTTTATTCGTCTGATGCTATTGAAGCTATTCAACAGATTACCGGACTCATAGAATAATTGGCCTCCCGCCAGGGAATCGAACCCCGTCCAAGAGTTTTGGAGACTCTTGTGCTACCGGAACACTTGCGAGAGAATTACATATAGAAACACACTCGGCTAAATTTACTTTCGTACCGGATGCCTTAATGAGTGTGTTTCTATATGGTGCCCCAAGAGAGAATCGAACTCCCGTCAACGGGTTACAAATCCGTTGTAATACCACTATACTATTCGGGCAATAATTTCTTTTTCAACTTCATTGCAACGTAAGTACCACAAAATGCGCCTGTTAAGGATGCATATAACATTGAGTGGTCCTCAATATAATTAATGGCCGCTATACTTGCGGTAAATGTGACCGCCGTACTCCATACACTTGCTAGTAAATATTTATTTTCTTGTACTGCTTTTAAATAAAAACAATACAAAAGGTCTGTCACAAACACTAAAAAAAATACCATTAAATAATTCATAATTATCCTTAAACTAAAAAAAATACCATTAAATAATTCATAATTATCCTTAATAAGGTTAATGGTGGATGTGGTTGGGATCGAACCAACTGTGGTGTAAACCGGAAGATTTACAATCTCCTGCCATACCATTACGGCGGCACATCCATTATATTGGTCGGAGTACAAGGATTCGAACCGTTTGCTACTGGTTGCAAACCAAGTGTGTTAGCCGAGTATACCAATATCCCTAATTATTTCTTATCATATATACACCATAGTCACATTCAATATCGGTTTCTACGAACCCAAAATGTTCCCATAAGTGCTTTGTTTTAATTGTTCTATTTGCCGCAGATAATGTAACAATTTTATTACTGTTTAAACATTCGTTGATTACGCTGGTAGATATTCCCCGACCACGCAATGAATTTTCTATTACGATATCGTGCAAAAATATACAGTCACACTTTGTAGTTTTATCTAGTATAGTATTCAATGCAGGTGGACGTTCTGATGTCCATGGATACCAAAAAATGTATCCTAATATAGCGCCATTGATTTCATAAACTTTACAACCATTTGGATAATATAAAAATTTATCCTCATACACTTTAAAAGATTCGTGGTAGTCTGTTCCCCAAGTAGCATCTGCTAATTGAAAAACATTTGTTAAATCTTGATATGTCATTTGTCGCCACATCTATTATTTATATTTTGGTCGGAGTAGTAGGATTCGAACCTACGACCCCCTGGTCCCAAACCAGGTGCACTACCAGGCTGTGCTACACTCCGAATTTTACTACATCTTGCCATTTGATAACAAGATTTTTATCATAATTTTGTGTTCTATTTTTCTTTCTATTTTCCATTGCTGGAAGATATTGTAAATTATTTTCATGGTGTAAACCACCTTCAGCTAATGCTATTATGTGGTCTACTTCGTATCCTTTTGGACAATGTTTATAAATTTCTTTAATCAAACCAAAATTGGCATTATCTGGAGTAAGATTTTTTTTCTTTGCTCTGTACTTACTGACACCAACTCTATTTTTGATTATTTTATCATGTTCAGTTCTTCTACCTAATCTGTCCCATAATTGCAACGATAATTGTCTTTTAATTTCTTTCATCTCATCAGAATGTTTCCAACCAGATTTTCCTTTACCTGGATGACCATTCACTAAAAAATTCTTTTTAACTGATTCTGATTTTTTCTTTTTATCTTCCTCAGTCCATTGTCTCGAATTAGCACAAGACCTAGAACAAAAGGTTCCAGATTTGTTGTGCTCTGTATTACATTTGGGACAAATTTTCATATAGTCTCCTCAATATTGGCTCCGCATCAGAGAATCGAACTCTGCTAACCAGTGATTAACAGTCACGCCCATGCACCTTGCTCGGGTTCTGCGGAACAGAATTAGATTGGACTTACAATACACTATCTTGGTGACTGTGTAAATGCCACAAAAATCTGGCGGTCCCAAGGGGATTCGAACCCCTGTTGACGGCGTGACAAGCCGCTGTAATCACCAGGCTATACTATGGAACCAAAATCATTATTAAGTGCTATCGTGCAAATTTAGTCGTGAAGTAGCTAACTTGACAAAGCCGATG